AGCAATACCGATCTCTCCCAATGCCTGCTTGATGATCTTGCGCTTTTTCATGGCTTATTCCTTTGCCTTGGGCGGACGACCGCGGCGCGGTTTATCTTCGGCGCCTGCGTCAATGGCGATTACCTCTGGCGTCATCTCTGGGGCCCGCGAATCGCGCGCCTCGAAGGGATGAGCAAACCAGCCTTCAGCTAGAAATGCGTCAGCCTCATGCGCATCGACTGTAATGACATCGAGCGGAATGCCCCAGATAACCGTTTCCGATCCCGGTTTATAAAGCATGGTCGGTTTTAGCACGATTTTTCTCCTTTCCGCTGATTATACGGTTTCAGATTCTTTCTTGCGCTTGTTTTCGGCGCGCGCTTCCATTCGCTTACGCGTCATTTATATTTCTTCTCAGACGAGAACGTCAGCAGGTATAGCGTGAACATAAAAATACCCCCATGTGATTAGCATAGGGGTATTCTAAAATGCACACTTAACTTAAAAGAAGCTTAGTTAAGTGACTCGCGTGACATTTACGCTTGACTGAAGAGCTCAATGCCGCACATTTCTGTGTTGGTTACCGCACAACCGAATTTGGTGTCAATTCGATATTTGATCTTGCCGGTGTTGATATCACCTTGCTTGACCATCGACAGTTGGATACCTTGATCCGTGGTGCCGGACATAACCTGCATGCCAGCATCCGCAGGCCACACCAGACGACCCGGCAGCAGATCCACGGCGCCCTTATAAAAGAACGGGTTCATTGCCGCAGCAGTGGTATTCAGGAACACGATAGCTGCGCCGTTATTCGGAGTCGCCGTCACGTTTTGATACTGTTTTTCCGCAGCGGTCGCACCTTGCGCCGAGATAATCGGCGGGGTGATGGTCACAGTGCCGGTGCCGCCTGCGCCCGTCACGATGGCGGTGATACGGAAGGTCTTAAGCTGACCGGTATCGACCTTCGTGAGGTGATGCACGGCATTGACGCCCACGATGGTGAATGCGTCGCCCACCTTGACCGTGCCGGAGGTAACCGCAATCGGGATCGTTTGGAATCGATTGTCGGTGTTGACCGGGGTATTGGTTGAGGTTTGCAGAGTGAAGGCGGTCGGGGTGTAATACTGGTTCGCAGCGTTCATGGTCACGCCCACGCCAGCAGCAGCGGTCAGGCGCGGGGCATAGTCCATCTTGAACACGTCGATACCCGAGATGCGAGCCACGTAAGCACGCTCGTACGCGGTCTGCACGACACCATTGACAGTGCCACGGCCGGCCAGGTTGCTCGCCATCGAGTTGTAATCGCGCGACGAATACAGAGCGTAGCGGTCTTCCATCGGCACGCCTTGCTCATTCATGAGGGAATCGATCAGCGACACGTCATCGAAGCCAGCGGCAGCAGTGGTGCGCTTGATCACCAGCGAGCCAAGCGACGTTACAGCGGTGTTGACTGCGACATTGATGTCCGAAGCCAGCTTCTGCTTGGCGCCGTCACGGATGCGACCTTCTTGCAGCGCATCGCGCAGCTCCAGAGCCGTCAGATACCACGGCGAGGACTGAAGCTGATTGATGTAGGCCGGAACCGAGAGCTGCACCACATCACCAAAGTTCGCGGTCTGATCCAGGCCAGAGAACGATTGCGAGATGTAGGGCTGCGGGCGCCAGATCTGGTCATTAGTACGTTCGGCCATTGCATCGCCGACGTTGTACTTGTTGACCAGCTTGGATGCCACCAGTGCGTCGTCGAAACCTGCAAGCAGGTCATCGAACATTACGCGCTCTTCTTTACTGAAGCCGTTCGCCATAATATTTACTCCGAGTTAAGTTTTGGTACGCTGCGAGCGGAGATAAGACGCAACCTTGGTACGGTCGCCGGTCCTATCCGCTTCCTCTCGCAGACGTTCAAGTGTTTTGTCCGCTCCACCGGAGAGCGAACCCGCGCCAGGAGCAACAGTGTTCTCCGGCGCTACCTTTGGCTTGCGGGTCGTCACTTTCATTTGTGTTTCCAGTTTGGCCGCAGCAAAGGCGAACTTGGCGGGATCTTTAATCGAAGCGAGTTCTTTCAGCTTTTCCGGGTGCTTGCCGAGTGCATAAACCAGAGCCGCAGTATCATCCGCACCAAACAGAATGGCCTGTTGAGCCTCGGACAACGCGCCCACAACCTCTTCCTCAGCATCCTTGAAGTCTTTAACCTTCAGTTCTGCCGCCCGAGATTGATACGTCGCTACCCGCTGTTGCTGCGCTTCTTGCTGCTTCCTGACTTCGCCCTCTTTGGCGCGCTCCGCTTCCTCTTGCTTGCGCTTGGCCTCATACCACTGAGTCAGCCTATTTTCAAAGGCTTCCTCATCGTAGTCACAGCCTTCCAGAGTTGGCTTTTCTGGCATCTTTGGCGTTTCCACCTTGGGTGCCGTTGCTTCCAATTCTTTCAGCTTCTTGGCCTGGTCGCGCGCAAGAGCACGAAGCTCCCGAATAACGCTGTTGTCCTGCTCCTGCGAGGCTGGCGCTGCCTCTTCTCCAAAGCTGTAAACAGGCTCTTCCGCTTCCTCTACTGCTGGCGTTTCGGTTTCGGCTTCCTCTTCAGATCCCGTAGATCCCTCTACGATTTCCTCCGATGCTTCCTTTTCCTCTACGTCGCCCGATTGAAACTGAATGCGCGTCTTTACAACCTCTTCGGTGTCTGCCATTTCGTTTGCGATCCCTTACTTAACTCAGAGATTTAGGCTCTCCGGTAGCCTTATGCGCGATTATAGCAATACAAAATACTATTGCAACTGTGTTGCATCAACTGGATTCTGCGCGGGAATCTCAGCCGCCTGCGCTTGCGGTTGATTTGCCTGCTCGAATTGAGTGAGCGCCGCCAGAATCCGGTCATAACGCTGATCTTGCACCGCAGAGAAGTTCTTAATCGTCTCCGAGATAATCTTATCCACATTGGCGCGGGAGACTTGAGTATCGGCTTCTGCCTTTTGGGCTAGTTGGCGCTCTTTCTCAGCAGAGGCCAGCAGGAATGCTGAATTGGGATCTGGCTGTTGATTCTGCTGCTGCTGTGCCATTTCTTGCGCCTCTTCCTCAGTCGGCTTGACGATGCCACCCTGTACCAAGCGACGGCGTACCCAATCCTGCAGTTCTGAAATCCCTTCGCCGTCCAGATTCTTGATAATCATGCCGATAATAGCATTGGACGTTTCGGCATCGCCACCAGCGAATTGCAGCATCTGCACCAGAGCCTGGATGGTAGAGTCGCGCCGATTGGCATAGGACGGCCCAACATCAACCCAGACGCCATACTTACCTTCCGTCAGGTCGTTTTCGAATGACACCTCATCATTCTTGCCCTGGATCGGTCGATTGAGTTCTACAAAATCTTCCTGGCCATCGACAGAGATCGTGCGCATCTTGCGCTCTTCCTCTACATAAAGATCCTTTGCCATCGAGTACCAAATCTCACCCGATCGGCGCATGGCCTTAGCCATGTTGTCCATGTAGATGAACGACTGCATATCCAGGTTGTTCTGAATAAGCTGCAATGCCTTGTGCGCGACGTTCGAGACCACCTTTTCGGTTGCCTCTTGTCCGCCCAATACTTGCTGCATGTCGGCGCCCAACAACTGGATCAGTGCGGCCAGTGCCGATGGCACCTCGGGCGGCTCCAGATAGGCAGACGGCCCAGCCTGGACGATTTGACCTTGCGCATCCTTGATCGGCACAGCCAACAGGTAAGGATTGCGCTTGAGATTATCGTCAGCCCACAGTTGCGCGATGGCAGGCGGCATCTGCTCCGGCGCGAAGATCGGCTTCTTAGTCGAGCCAGTAGCTGCGATCTCAGCCAGCCAAGACACCAGCATGTTATACAGCCGCTGCATGTCCTTGGCGTTCGTGACATGGCCCTGGAATCGTTCCACGTTATCGACAAACAGGCGCTTGCCATAGAACGGCACGACCGGGATTTCAGTGCCAGCGATATAGCCACAGTCCTCGATCATGCGGGCGCCGTCCATGATGTACTTATGGACCTTGCGGCGCTTCACCTTCTTGACGCGGGCCTCGTCGTAGCCTTGAGCGATCAGATCGTCATGCTGCTCGTCATAATCCTTATCCCACACCTTGATCTCTTCGCCGGTCGCAGGCAGCACGAAGAAATGCAGCTTCTCTGCCTTTTCCTCGACCTCGTAATACTCAGCCACGTAGATTACATCAGGCGTGAACCAATCGAAATTGTTCAGCTTGGCATTCTGCATTGGCATGGACGACACGCCAGCCCGCTTGATCTTGTAGCCCTCCAGTTCGAATGAATCACCTCCGTAGTTGCCAAGATATGCCTGGCGCGCGTACGAACAGATCACCCAGCAGCATTTTGCATCTGCTTTGTCTTGACGTTTGGCGTCAATATCAAAATATACCGAGGAGTCAGCATCAAATACGGGTTCGATGCAAATGCGTTGCTTCTCATCGTCTTCGCTGTATTCGTCTTCGTATCGACTACGTAGCCGCCATGCGCCCATCCCACCAGCGACACCCTCGTCAAAGGCTGCATCATAGGCTTCCTGTGCGTTGGAATAGTATTCGTCGGAGCGATACAGGCCGTCCAGCGTCTCAGCCAGCTTATCTGCGGCCTCGCCTTCGGGCCGGAAATCAACAGAGATTCGATTATTACGATACTCTGAGAAAATCCGATTCACCGAGTTCTGAATCTTGTTGATCTCGTAGCGCGGACGGTTCTCGTACTGGCGCCCAATGTTCCCTTCCCATTGGCTGCCCGGCAGATAAACGAAGCGGCGAGACTCCAGGCATTCCAGCCGAATCTCTTGCTGCGCGGAGTTGACCGCGTTGAATCCCTGCAATGCCCGTTCGTGAACTTCCTGCAGACGTTCAGCCTTGGTTTTAGCCATTAGCGCACCTGATAATCAGTTTTCGTTATTCTAGCGCCAAATCCCGCTTTCATCGCCAATAATGTGTCACCGATGGAATATGGACTTCGACAGGCTTGTTAAGCAACATCGCCTTGCGCGCGCCCTCGCAGGCATATCGCAACGCATCAATGACGTGATTGTCTTTGTCAG